ATCCGTTTGCCAAGGGGATGACACATCGGACAATGCATTAGCCGCTACGCCCCACCCGATTGCGTTTGAGGTATAGGCAACCTGATCATATCGGCTCCCTTCGTTTGATGTGAAAAGCGCAGCACTATTCCAATCATCTCCAAAAGAAGATATGCCGAAGTAATATCGGCTTAACGCTCCCGCAGTTGCATCTTCATCCCGTAGCAATGGAATATCCAAAATATGGGATTTGCTAAAGGCAGTTGCGGTAATTACATCATCAGAATAGCCACTACCTTTATCCGCATCCAATGACAGCGAGGACGTCAACATTGAAGCACCAACTGCCTCCACATCCAATGAGAAATCTGGCGCAAGGTAGGTTTGATTAAGGCGTCCCTCGTAGGAGGCTCCCGCACCTGTCAACGTAATGACATCGGCAGGATCCAGCGCGAGGTATTTTGTTGGCATACGCAAGGACTGCACATTGCGTTCCGCCCATGCGCCGTATAATGCCTGATAACAAACAGTTTTTGCTGACTGCGACGATAGCGCCATTGGCAGTTTAATGTTCACCTCGTTCCGCCCGTACATGGTCACGTGCGGAGCGTAGCTTCTTTTGGCCGTTTGAGTGCCAATTTGATATCCCGCCTCATACGCCATGTAGGAAAGCGTAATAACACCCGGAAGTTCACTTTCCTGAATACGACTTTGGATGGGTTTTTGCATCAAATCCGTCACCGGAATTTCAAGAACTGGTGATTGATCCAGAGGGCAAAACTTCAGGGAATACCCGCTTTCAGCCAGATTGAAATTACCAGCGAGAAGCAGCGGATCCAACGCATCCTGTATTGTCATCGACCGATTAATAAGATATCCGCCGATATCACCGTTCAGTTCGCTGACATCTACATCGGTATCATCAAGCCCTGCAGCGGCGGTGAGAGATAACACCAGCTCTGAAAATGCGACGTTATCTCCAGTATACCGCCGTAAATATAGTCGCTGAATAGGGGCGTTATTGGGCAAGATGACAATGCTATCTGTTTTTGCGTCATACGAGCCCGTTGCAAAATCTCCGATATCGCCAAACAGCTGCAGATCTACACGTTCAATTTCCTGCAAATCGTCGCAGGAAATATAAACCAGCCATCTGTCGCTTTCCAAAACAACGAAGCTGTCTCCATCCGATGAATTGGCTATTATTTCATAGTTATTCACATCGCCGTCACGATAGGTAGATATATCTCCACTGATCATCGAAAATTTCATCAGGCGATAATTGTTGAGCAAAACAATTTCTTGAGTTGCACTTAGGTACACCACTAGCTTCGTCACGCAATTTGAGGCCCCGGAATCTGCCGCGACAAGATCTGCGACGGCTATCGTATGCACCGTTGAATTGCCATTAAATTGGATCCCTGCTTCCGACGGAGAAGACCACAGGGAAACTTTAATAATTTCAAGATCAGCGAATGGGTTAATCGCAGCAATTCCCGTCATAATCACCCATGCATTTTCAAACGCGTCACGAACAACACCTGAACACGCGGGACTATTTGTTCCTGCATAATCGACCATTTCAAGTTGCTCGTCAAAAACAACGACTTGACCAGACTGCTGCGATCCCGCCACTTGGAATTTGGCGCCCGTTATGGTTTCTGATATATCGACAGAATAGGTTACCGCACCTATACCGTCTGGCAGCTCATTTGAAGCCGCGACAGTCATCAGATTTGAATTAAACCGATGGATCTGTCTGCCTGGTAAATTGCCAAATCCGGTTCCAACCCAAAAGTCGCCGTTCCGATCCAAGCATAGCCCCACTTGGGCATCTGCAAGCTCGGGAAAATCAACACCGATTTCAGCTTCCTGTATCACAGTTAGAGTTGATAAATCGATTTTTCGAAACACGTCCCCACCGCCGACAACCTCATAGGAATAAAGAGCGTTTCGAGTCGTATCACGAGCAATCTGGCTTGGAATAAAGGGATAGCTCCCGCCGCTTAACTTTGGATAGTTTGAGAAGGCCGTTTTGGTAATCAGCACTTCAATATTTGGAACTCGATTACCGTAATTGGCAAGGGGCAAGGCATCGAACACCAAATAGCTGATCCCCCGGTACGCTGGGACATTACCAACGCCAAGCTCCGCCTCCATAACACTATCTGCGGTTTGGCTCTCATCACCGTTATAAAATCGGAACCGTATGTCAGCCGCCTTCTTTTCCCCGGCTGATTGAGCATCGTATATCAAAATGCCATCAGCCCAGATTTTTAAAAGCTCGTCAACAACTCCGCTAGAAAATGCAATGGCGAAATTTAAAAAATAACTTTGGGCCGCCTGAACTGCTGTATTAGACGCTCCGCCTTTTCCGCTGATTTGGCTCTCGCCGTTTTCTTCTTGTAGATCACCGGCCCATATTATATTTCCGCCCAGTTTCATGGTCCCAAATAGAGATGGGATTCCCGCTCCGTATGAGGCACCGGAAAAATTCAGATCACTCAAAGATGTTGAACTGCTGTCCTGATCGGGAAATAGCATTTTCCCCATGGTTGATCCCGCTGTCCAGCCAGCTCCCGCACCGATACCAGTATAGGAGCCAACCCCAGCGCCAACGACACTAAATGCCAATGTAGCCATCAGGTGATCTCCTTCAATCTATAAATCGCTACGGGTGTGCCGAACGTCTCCAGCTGTTCTTCCACAACCTTTCGCCGCCTTGCATGGGCGTGAATAACCGTCTTCTGGCCGTTATTTAACGCAAGGAAACCGGTATGGATGGGAAAACCGCCGTCTTTAAACAACGCAATATCACCCTGTTGCCAGCTCTCACGGTTTATTGGGTTGAGGGTATTTCCCATAGCCGATACCAGTTCGCTTCCATTTTGGCGTCGCGGGTATCTGCTAACTATTGGGACTTCCAACCCTAAATTTTCGGCAACTTTCAAACAAAGTCCAATACAATCAACACCTTTCTCAAAGCTCCGCCCCTGATGATGCCACCGCACCCCGATCCAGCGGCGTGCTTCTGCAATCACTTGGTTTGCATCAGGCATTTTGCACCTCCAACAAACCATCAAGGCCCGGTACATAAGGGAACCCCCGAAAATTCACCTGATTGACATATCGCTCTTTACAAGATGAAAATCGTTTATCACAACCAGGGTATAATGTGATGCTATCCCCCACAGAAACCTCATAGGGAGCCGCAATGAAAAGCGTTAGCTGTTTGCCAGAGTTTACCCAGCTTTGAATTTCAAGTTTTTGGCCCGCATTGTCTCCGCTCGTAAAATGGAGAATGCCACCATCAAGTTCTCCATCATCCGCGGCATAATTTGTCAGTGTCAAATTACTTCTGCTGGATGTATCGGCAATGACATCCATATTTGCCAAAGCTTCTATATCAAGCATACATCTGGCATCGCCAAGATCGGCCGTGCATTCCGGTGTATAAATCTTCCCTAGATTTCGCTTAAAGGCATTTGATAATCCGCGAAGCTCCGCTTGGAATAAGCCATCAGACCAGCTCACCTCACCTATCCACCCTTTTCGAAGCGGAATACTGCCCATTGAGGCATCTTGCCAATTCAATAGAAAAAAATGAATTTGGGCGAAGTCGTATATGCCCGCTCGCAAATCATTTTCGGTTAGCCAGTCACTGTTTAAGCATCCAGACAAGTCCATTTCATCGGTATCTGTTCCGCTACTTCCTTTAAGTGAACTTCGGTTATACCCGTCACTAGCGCGGTAAAGGTGACCGTTATATGTCAAATCTGCATCATGATCGGTTAGGAAAACCTCTTCCCCGTCTCGCCGTAGGATATACCAACAAGACGCAAGGCTAGTGACTTCACCCTCCAGATGATTTTGGAGTTCTGGCGTCAGTGTTTTCATTGCCGGATCTCCACCAATTTGACGCTTTGCCACTGGTGTATATCCGGACCGGGTATGCTGACTTCCATCAGATCACTATCAAACCGGACAGGGACATCAAATTCGCAGTTAACGCTAATCACTTTTCCGTCTTCTGGCGCATCTGTAAAAGTGATCAGTCCTGTATTCACATCCACAGACCAATTACCAAACTGCGCAGCATCATCTAAAAACACTGTCACGGTATTTTCAGATATTTTATGAACTGGGCGTTCGTAACGTAAAGAGATTGCGATCGGATCTTGATATACCTTTTTGACTTGAAAGACTTTCTCAACTCCGTCAGCGATTGAAATTTCACCATCTTTGATTTTATAGTCTGAGAAATCCTTCAAACGAAAACCATAAGCCCGGCCGCGCCTCGCATGAAAAAAGGCAAGCAATTCTTCCCATTCACGTCCCCGGCTGGGCGCGATGTCAGCCTGATACTCTCTGCGGGCTGCAGACCAGTTAATATTCCGTTGCTCATGCCCCGAATTTAAGGTCTGGACAGTGGTTGAAAATCTGGGCCCACCCATGGCGCCATATGAAATACAGGTTGGAAATCTAATTTCGTGGAAGCTCATATAAATCACCCATTTCGTTTCAATAATCGCTGCGCACTCATCAAGGCTTCACTTTGGATTTGTGATTGTGACCGCCGGAAACCTTCAGCGTCAGGAGTGTTTATTTGAAAGTTCATATTGATGGTTTGAGATTGAGAAGGGTTTGATCCCACTTTTTGCTGAGCTGGAGTTTCAATATTGACCCGCTCTCCCCGGGACAAGCGTAGCCCCACGAGGTTCCGGTCCCGTCCAGCCGCACCGCCAACAGTGAATTGTCCGCCGGATGCAAAACCCGGGAACAAATTAGTCAAAAAACTCCCCGCGCCGCCCGCCATAGACGAGAGAATATCCCCAGTACCCGGAGATTTCTTTCCTGTGAAGTATGAGTTTCCTAATCCAAGCAGGTCATCCTCAAGAGATTTCAACACAGTTTTCGCCTGCTCTCCACCAAAGACAAACTGATCAAAGGCAGATCCCAGCACATCACTTAAATTGCTGGCAACGCTATTCCCAAGTCCTGCAAGTTCCCCAAGTTGAGATTTTGCCCCCTTAAACACACTTGCATATAACCCCCCATCCGATTTAGAGGCTGCGTTGTTTAATTTCAGTGACCGAAACTCCTTCCGAAGATCTTTGGTTGCGGCGGAAATACGATCAAAATTGTCCATCACTTGATCAAACCCAATTGACTGTATTTCAATACCTAAAACACCCAGATCTGTTTCCATTGCAAACCCTCACATTAAGATTGATTGTTGTTCCAAAGTACGGACAGCGAGACCAATGCCTGAATTTCCCAAGGCTTAGGATCAATCCCGAACAAAGCCGCCACGTCTTGTCGCCAGCCCCCCGAGGTCGGTAGTTTTGCGCCATAACTGGGGAGAAGCGCGACAAACCAATCCCACACATGCGTCATGCAAGACGGCAGCGACGTGACGGTCCTATTATTTGGTGATTTTCCCATTGATTTTTCGATTTGACGCAAGGCCTTTGCCTGCGTTATACCGCGATCATTCACGTGTTTTTCTAGACGAAACTGATTATCAGCCCAGAACAATAAATGCGCGATCATATGGGCAAAAAATGGCCTCTATCCTCCACGAACTGTGTCACTTGCTCGCGGATCCAGATTTGCTCCCGGAAGATTTTTTCTGCATTCGACGGAGTGCATTGTAACGCTTGCCCATGATAGCTGACATTTTCCCAGCTCAAGGTAGCGGCAACCAAACGCTCCAAGTGTCGGTTTTCCAGCTCTTCAGCTGTCAGGTCGGCTTTAGCATCCGTTATTTGTTGATCAATTTGACGACGAACCACTTGTCGGTAAGACGGTGCATCAGTTCCCCTCAACCACAGACTTACGCCTAAGATCTCATGACTTACTGGGTGACGGAGCTCAAGTTTTGCCCCTTTTTCCGCACAAGTTCCCACATCAAGTTCTGCAATATCAAACATAGCTTGAGACATGCTCGCTCCTTAAGTTGCTGTTCTGGTGATTTTGAGATTGGTGCCCGCGCTTTCGTCGTAAAGGGCGGCAAAAGGTAGATTTATGGTTACAACCTTATCGCCTTTCACAGGCATATCTGCTCCGGTATATAGAATTTTTGGGATTAAGATTGTGTAACTTCCACCGATACCACTCAAACTAATTTCAAGACTGCTTTCATCAGCATTTATGAATTTTTCAATCAGTGCATTGTTTTCAAAGTAGGCGACAAGCTCTCCGCTCACCCTTGATCTACCGGGAACAATGGTTTCGGCTTTATCACTTCCTAAAACGAATGTGCTTTCAGCCCCATTTTCAACCTTCAAATCAATGCCTGCTACATGGGCGAGAACGGTCCCCCCCTCACTAACAGTTCCCATAAAACTGTCTATTGGAGCCGTATTTGATACTTCCAAAGGGCTGGCATCAGATGGCGAGGCAGCTGTATCCATACCTTTTCCAATGACAGAAAAGCGGCCTGCGACAAGGCTTTCTGGTTGAATGGAAAGATTAAGCTCATCGACAACACATCCCGTAAATGTTTGAAACTGCGAGATATCATTGAAGCCCCGCTCAAACGTCAGGCTTTTCTGGATTGTCCCTGATTTAAGGACATCGCTA